ACCGGACTGGACCATGGCCTGTATGATGATGCCTTTAATAACTTGTCTCTGTATTATCCTCATCTCCTCTCACAGTCTCACGCCCATGGCCAGCGCCATGACCACAATAGCCACCATCCACATCCCCAGCAGCCAGATGACCGCCGGCACAATCCATTTAGCTGCCCTCATGATTGGACCGTCCCGGCGTCTCCTGCGCCGTCGGAAGGTCACCATACGTCTATGCCCCATGATGTTGGTCATCACCGCGGTGGCCGGTCCCACAAAATCCACACGGCAGCCGGGATACTGGACCGCTGCTTTGGCGCGGATGGCTAACTCAGTTACTTTTGTCATTGCGCTCTTCCTCCTTCCTCTATTTCGGCTACCGGATACGTCATAATAAATCGTTCCAGGTCACTCCCTCGTATCTTCCGCTGGCCCAGGAGCAAAGACGGGAGCTTCTTTGTACTGATAAGCTCATACACCTTGGTTGGATTAACCCTGAGAACGCCTGCCGCCTCCTTGACTGTGTAGATTGGCTTGTAAGGTTCCATCATCGCTTTTATCCTCCTTCCTCTCATAGTCCCTGCACGGATACCACCGTGTCCGTTCCAGGCACTGGCTATGCCGGCAGGTCTTGCATGTTGTTTTGATATGTACCGCCTCCCTCGTTGCGTTTTCTCCCCCTCCTTGGTATACTGTACTTACAGGCTCCTGCCAGAGCCGAGTACGAAAGAAAGGAGATTATGATGGATATTTTAGGTAACAAACATATAATCGATATGGTAAAAGAAATCACTGTTGCAAAGATGTCTAATACTAATACCCCTCCATCAAAAGAAGGTGGCGAAAAAGTAGCAGAGTTTATGCAAGCGATTTATGACAAGCTCGTTGAATTAAACAACAAGGCACTTTAAATCTTCCATAATTCGATTAGTTCATGAGCCAGTGCTGGTAAAATCTCTACATCTTTTTCAGATACTGGCTCATTGACTGTCTTTTCAATGAAATTAAGTATTGCGGTTTCTAATCGTTCCATTTCTGTCCTCTCTTCCACCTCTCTCACCTCCTTTTCCCAGTTGACACACATACGTAATAGTGGTATATTCTTCTTATCGAACGTATGTTTGTTTTTTGTAATTGAGCAAGAACTCAAAGGATACTTCAAGGGATTTGCAAATTGTTGCTACTTCATCCGCATATATGCGCCTTCCTCCACTTAAAATTCTGGAAAAAGTATCTCTTCTTATGCCTGATTTATCTGCTACCGAAGTGCTTTTAATAAGCTTATCTTTCATGTATAAATTCAGGCCATCTCTAAATTCTTTTTCGTAGATTTGCACATCCTGCAATTTTTTCACCTCCTTCTAAACAACATTTTGTTGTGTAAGCCAATATTACTACACGTTTTGTTGTTTGTCAAGCATCAACTCAACATTTTGTTGTTTTTATTATTGACGTTTCAACATCAATGTTGTATAATTTATCAATATAAGGAGGTTCTAAGATGTCTAAGGAAGAGATTGCTTCAAAGTTAAGAACAGCACGAGAAAAGGCAGGATATAAGCAAGAAGATATAGCCAATATTTTGGGCGTTACACCGCAAAAAGTCAGTAGCTTTGAGACTGGCAGAACGCGCGTGGACGTTGATACTTTGGTGACATTATGTAAGCTATACAATGTGGACGCCAATGATATTATGGGCATAGCTCCACCAGAAAAAAATCCTCTTGATAGGCTTATCACTGTGTATACTCGTAGTAGGAAGAACCTCTCTCAAGAAGAAAAAATGAGACTTGCTCGTATCATATTATCAGATGATGACGAGGAGTAATATCAAATGGATTATCAAAGCCTATATGACAGCATTTTATACGCATATACGTTTTTTGGCATTGACTCATTTCCAGTAGACTGCTTCGAATTAGTGCGGAAATGTGGTTTCAGAACTGTGAAATATACGGACTTAAGTGATAAGAAGAGAATAGCCTGTCGAACCCTTAGCGAAGATGCCTGCCTTTTGGATGGAACATTGTTTTATGAGGCTAAAGCCCATTCGCGACGGATACAATTTACAATAGCACATGAATTTGGGCATGTGTTCTTGAAAACAGACAATGAGGACAAAGCTGATGAATTTGCCAGCCATTTTTTAGCACCACGTATTCTTATTCACAAATATAAATGTCATGACGCAATCCAGATACATGATACTTTTGGTCTGTCCTATCAGGCATCTAACAGAGCCTTGATGTCCTATAAGGAATGGTTCCGCAATATTTCCTACAGCGCAACGAGGAAGCCCACGGAGCCAGAGTTGGAGCTGGAGCAAATATTCTTCCCGGAGCAGGAAGAAGCACCGGCCATTATGGTTGAGAAGCAGATGAAATCTGTCAAGAGCCGCCGTAGACAGCGACTACGCAGGGAATTGGATGAGCGTTCTTCCTTTATGGAATACTTGCGTAATCAACGTGAAAACTATGATTTTGAGCTGGCAGAACGCCAGTATCTATATGGAAATGACTTATAATTAAAATAGCCCATAGCTTTTTTAATAGAACGACATAGAAAATCTAAGGAGGAAGTTGTATGGGGATATTGAATTTTTTTAAAAAAGATTCTTTTAATATGGATACATTGGAAGGAATTGAGAAAATAAAAATTTCAAAGTATCCACCAATAAAGGGACTGGAATCTCCAATTAAGAACATTGAGTATATTTTACAAAGAAAAGCGACAGAACATAAGAAAAATGGTCGAATGGATTTAGCCATAGCTTGCCTGAAAAAATCCAACGAACTTATGCCGCATTCTAATTTCCAGTATCAGGCCAGTGATTATATGAGATACATAAAGTATCTCCGACAAAATGGACAAGAAGACATTGCTGATTCCGAAGAAAATCGATTACATCAAGAGCATCCAGAACTTTTCGACAAGCGAATCGGAAACCGTAAACGTATTATAGAAAGTATTGAAAAATGTAAACAATATCATACTGACTTGATTTATATAAAAACAAACGGCAAATGCCCACTCTGCAAAAAATACAATAATAAAATTTTTTCCATAAGTGGAAAGTCAAAAAAATATCCGCAATTACCAAAAGAATTTTTGACCGAAGGCGGATTTGATAAAGATTGTTTCGTTGGTGTATCAATAAAGTTATAGGGAGGTATCAATATGAAAAAAAATAAAGTACTATTATTAAGTGTGTGTATCTCTGCTTCTATGGGTATTACCGCTCTTGCTGGTCAATGGACACAGGATGCTTCCGGTTGGTATTACCAAAACGATGATGGAAGCCATCCAACTAACCAATGGTTCCAGGACTTTGATGGAACGTGGTATTACCTGAATGAATCCGGTTATATGCTCACAAACGGCGCTGCTCCTGACGGCAGAACCGTGGGGGATGACGGAGCATGGGTACAGCCTGTTACCGGAGAGACAAAGACCGTGTTACGTGAAATAAACAATTGGGTTATTGGTGATGTCTGGAATCACGGATATTGCGACTTCTATCATTATGAATATGACGGTAAGGACAGCACTGGACAGTCAATTGATATTGATTATGCGCTTCAATTGTTCAAGGATTCCTACAAGAAAAAAGCAGGGTATAATGCCTACATCAATTCCCTTTCGGATGATTATGCCGCCTTAAAAACCGCTTGGGGTAAGTTAAGTGGTGAATCTGACAAATTATATAAGCATTTTGAATCTGGTGTACAGCAGACTGGGAATGATACCGATACGGCAATCTTCGTTCAGTATAGAGACGCATTTTCCAAGAGCGTTTCTGAGAAAAAATAAATTATAAGCAAAAAGCCCCTGTGCTGGTAACACAAGAGCTTTTCACATAATTCTCTTACCGGACTGCTCCGGAAGATATAATACCTTAAACAAGTAAATTATATCATTCCTGGAGCGTCCTGGCAAGGGGCGTATTTTTTATACCCAAAAAGTTGCGATGTCGCAACAATACAAGGAGGAATGATATATGGGACAGTTAAGAACAAGAAAACGCGGCTCCACCTGGGAATGGTCCTTTGAAGGCGCTAAAATCAACGGAAAACGCAACCCTATCAGCCATGGTGGATACCGCACCAAGGCCGAGGCCATCACTGCCGGCACCCAAGCTAAGGCGGAATATGACTCTGCTGGCCGCAGGTTTACCCCTTCGGACATCAGCGTATCTGATTATCTGGATTATTGGTATGATAATTATGTCAAAACCAATCTCAGCTACAATACACAAAAGGATTATGAAAAGAAAATCCGTGTGCATCTAAAACCAGCATTCGGAAAATACCGGCTGGCATCATTGGAGACAGATGTTATCCAAAAATGGATTGACGGAATGAAGCGTCAAGGCTATTCCAGGAGCATGGTTAAAAATACCTTATCCTGCCTGTCTGGTGCCCTGGGATATGCGGTATATCCCTGTAAATACATCAAGTACAACCCCTGTGATTATGCCAGAATACCGAAGATAGTTATGTCTGATGAGGCCAAGGCACACACAGAATATATCTGTGTCAAAGAGGACTTTGCGGCCATCATTGAGCGTTTTGGGCCGGACAGTAATTTTTACATACCGCTCATGACCGGATACCATTGTGGCACGCGCCTGGGAGAGGCTTACGGCATTGACTTGCTACATGACGTAGATTTCGAGCGCCACACCATAACCATCCAGCACCAGCTTGCCAACGAGGGCGGAAAGTGGTATTACCGGCCACCAAAATATGATTCTATCCGGACTATAAAAATACTCCCGGAATATGAAAAAATTCTGAAAACAGAAATCCATAATCGCAAAAAGAACATGCTCCGGTACGGCCAGTATTTTACAAAGACGTATCAAATGGACGATAGCTTAATCTTTCAGGCTCCTGCCAACGTCAAAATTGTTGGCAAGGAAATAATGCCAATAAGCACAAAAGAAAACGGCGAGCTGTTGACGCCATACTCTTTCAAGTACTGTGCCAAGGTCATCCATGAAGAATTGGGAAATCCTCTGTTCCACAGCCATTGCCTACGTCATACTCACGGCACGTTGTTGGCGGAGAATGGCGCCCAGCCCAAGACCGTCATGGAGCGTCTGGGCCACAAGGACATCAAGACCACCATGGACCGTTATGTGTTTAACACGGAGAAAATGCAGAACGATGCCATTGTAATCCTGGCAGATGCTATATCATAGCAACCTTGCCTACCACTCAAAAAAGCGTAGGCAAATGGTAGGCAAGGCAACCAATACAAGAACAAAGAAGCCTGTCAATCCTTGATTTTACGTGATAGTTCCACGACGGTTTCAACATGTGTTGTCACTAACATAGGAACACACACCTTTTACCTCGTCTACGATATGGGAACACAATTCTTTGGCTTTATCGCTCACACTCTTAGACTTGTCGAAACGCTCTTTTGCCTTTCCAATTTCATTTTTAAACCCTGTTTTATATATGAAAGTGATTTTATAGGGATCTTTGTTTCCATCTTCATCATAGCCACCGACTATGACTTTTTCAATTATGCTCTCAAATATTCCTCTGTCAAATTCCTCCAATACACCATTTTTTGATAATGCCTTTTTAAAATCTGCCACTCGCTGCTTTAAAGAAAATTCATCATCCATTTGTTGCTCTAAAATCTTTAAATTGGCTTTTATATCTGATAATTTCCTCTCATAACCTACATCTGTTTCTTCGTAAATATCTTGTGCAACAATTCCTTCGAGATAATTTTCCAACAATCTTTTTCTTTTAGCTTGAAGATTATCTGCACTCTTTTGTAGCTTTATGAGTTTATCTCTTATGGAATCCTCACTCAAAGTCTTTTCTACTCTGGAAATAAATTCTTCCAGTACATCCTTGTTATCTGCACACAGCATTTTATACGATTCGATAAATGCTTCCTCTATTACTTGTTCCGGTATTCCCTTGCTATCCGGACAGAATCTTTTTCCGTCCTTTGTAGATTTAACGCATTGCCAAATCGTCTTTTTATATTTAGAACTGCTATGCCATCTTCGCCTTGATAAATTTGCTCCACAAAACCCACATTCCAACAGACAGCTAAATGCATATTGTCTGCTATATTTCTCTCGTTTCCCCGGAGTAACCGACTTCCTTCCTCCATTTCTCCGCTCTCGAATCTCTTGCGCCCTAGCAAAAGTTTCGGCTGAAATAATGGGTTCATGGTGGTCTTTGATATAAAACCTATCTTCTTCTCCAAGATTTTCTAATCTTCTTTTTGAAATCGGATCAACGGTAAACGTTTTTCCTAATAGTATATCGCCTTTATATTTCTCGTTATTGATAATTCCCATTACACTGGAAGATGTCCAACTATTACCTCTTATCGTTGTAATCCCCTGTTCATTTAATTCTCTGGCAATCATTGAGCTTCCCGCACCAGCAACATACCTGTCAAATATATACCTTACAACTTCTGCACCTTCTTCATTTATGGAAATTGATTTTGTTGCAACATCGTAATCATATCCTAAACACCCCTGAAATCCGACCAATTCTCCACGCTTCATTTTCATTTTTAATCCCTTTTTTACATATGCCGAGGTATTCTCTACCTCCTGCTGTGCAACAGAGCTTAAAATTGTCATTAAAAATTCGCCATCTTTCAATGTATTTATCTTTTCAACCTCAAAATAAACTGCGATTTTTCTTTCTTTTAACATCCTGACATATTTCAAGGTATCCAATGTATTTCTTGCAAATCGAGGTAAGCTCTTGGCAATAACCATATCAATCTTACCATCCATACAGTCTTGAATCAGACGCTGGAAATCTTCTCTTTTATCAACTTTCGTTCCTGTAATCGCTTTATCCGCATATACGCCCGCAAATACCCACTGCTCATTATTTTGTATCAATTCGGTATAATGCTTGACCATCGAATTATAACTTTTAATCTGATCCTCATCATCCGTACTGACACGACAATATGCTGCAACTCTCAAGCGGTCTACTTTTCGGACTTTGGAAGATTCATCGAATGGATTGTTTGCCTTTATAATTTCTACTTCCATATCTTCCTCCTTTTTTGTGTTCCTATCGTAGTGTTCGCTTTTATTATAATGCAATACAGTTCATAAGTCAAGCTGTAATGTTGGACACTATCCCATAATCCCGCATTAGCTTTTTTTGAATCTGCTCATACTCCAACTCATTTATTAGCTTCAGATTTAATAGTTGTTTTAGCATAGATAATTGAATGCTATATCTTAATATCTTCTTTCCTTCCATAAGCAATCATCCTTTCGTAAATTTCCAAATATCCTCCTATTTCCTTGCACAGCCTTATCTGCTAATAAATAGGCAGAATACGCTTCTCCCCATTTATTAGCAGATAAAAACTGCAATACAGGTGGCAGCTCATTACACTGCCCACATCGGTCTTGCACCGTCATTTTATTGACCGGATTGCAGACTGCTCTGCAATCCGGAAGTATCATTATTACAGATATGCTTCATCGCCCCATGTAACTGCTACATATTTTGCCCGATCTCACTCGCTCCTTACCTTTGCTTCAATGTACCGTTTCAACATTTCCTCACGTTCACCCCGTCATAAGACAAGGCAGGTACGTCATGGCGCATCTGCTTAGTGGCTCTGCATATCCTCACGTCCTGTATGCAATACAATATTCAATTTTCAAGGTACACCGCTGATAATCAGCTATGGAAAAGGGCAGATAGCCGCCCCTTATACCGCTTCAAACGCCAGTATCTTCGTAATCAGCTTTGTTTCAAGCCTCCGGCGCAGCGTTTCATCAACACAAAAATGCAGCCGTCCTCCCTCGTCATACATTTTCCGGGTGGACAGGGTAATTATGTATCCCTCATAATGCTTCAGGACTGTGTTGATTGCCATTACATCGCCTTCTGATGCTGCCTTTATGATATGGAAAGGCAGCAAATTCTTTTCTTCGCTATTCTTACATCTCTTTTTCATCTGCTTTTTCCTCCATAATCTTTCTTAAAATCTCAAGGGAGCGTGTCCGGTGTTCGTGGATCGTACTGCGTACAAGGTTCATTTCCCTTGCTATATCCGCATCGCTCATTTCCAGAAAATACGAAAGCAGTATTACATTCCGCTTCCGTTCTGAAAGTGCCTGCAATGCTTCCGCAATCAGGGTGTCTTTCACTTCAATGTCATATCCATGTACTGTAAAATGACTGTTTTCCACTCCATACTCATCCATAACAAACAACTGGTTCAGCTCCTTTTCAGACAGTTCAGAAAACATGGCTTCATGCTCCCTGCGGTAATCCATGTGCCGGTAATAGTTAATCGCTTCACCTTTCAGCGACATCTGACACAGGCGGTCAAAGCGATGTCTGATTGTCAGTTCATCATGGCAAGAAGGTTTCTTCATACGAGTTCACCTCCTCCCCCGTTGTGACGTGACAAAGGCATACGCCTTTTCCCTTTCCGTTGTATCTGCCAAATGGCGATAGGCTGATGTTCGGGTGGGAGTAAAAATTTTATGTATATAAAAAACGCCCTGACAGGCTGATGCCCGTTGGACGCTATTCATATCTGTTATTCTGTTTTCTCCACAAGCTACGAGTGCGTATAGTTCACTCTCTAAGGTATATTCTGCTTCACTTCCAGTAAAGCACCTTATAAAAGAACCTTCCCACGCCAATAGCCGGATAGGTTCCCGAAGTCAAAAAAATATCCCTCAGACCGTTCAGAACACATAAATTCCCCTAAACGTACCCAAAGGATAAAATCCACGCAAAAAACCTCTGGATACTGCGTTTTTTTATATGCAATATCCAAAGTTATTCTATTTCGTTGTGTGCATTATGCCCCTCTTATAAAGTGAATTATTAGTACATTTCAAAAGTAAAATGTGCAATATACACTATACATGGAGGTGCATATATGGCAAGAAAAAAGAAAATTGACAAGGAAATGGGATTTCGTCTGAAACAGGCTAGGACTGAACAAAAACTGACCTATGAAGAACTGGCAGAAAAATCCGGCGTTTCCTCACGCTATATCAAGGAAATCGAAAATCATGGAAACGTGCCAAGCCTTGAAAAGCTAGGGCAGCTCATACGAGCCTTACATATTTCCGCCGATCCGTTTTTTTATCCAACTGTCCCGGCAGACAACCTCGACTACCAGCGGCTGTTGGTTTATCTGTCACAATGTACAGAAGAACAGATTACAACAATTCTCGCTATTGTGGAAGCCTATCTTCGGACATATAAAAATTTTTCAAAGTAAATCCACTCCCTCTCCTATCTCTTTTCTAAAACAAGGGCGGCTACCCTTAGCCGCCTAATTACCTCCTTCCTCTGTAAAACTGTGGCTCGTTTTGCTGTACAGAACGCTTCTTTTTAAGGAAGCGGAATATGTCATCATTTGTCATTTCTTCTCAATGTAATAACTGCATGGCATATCAAGCCAAATACAAGAGAAAA